CAGGCTGGTCAGGTTGTGTGTGCCCTGGCCGGTGCCAATGGTCGCAAGATCAGTAGCGTTGTAATCAGACGCGGAATTGAATGTCGTACTACTGGCAACAAACGCCGAAGCGAACCCAATAACGACGTTGCCAATCGCCGTGCAGGAATTCCAATTATTTACAAGCCCCTTGCCAGACGACGTTCCGCTGCCGCCGTAGACAATGATATTGCCCTTCTGTTTCCCCGATTCGCACGCAATACCGGTAGAGCCAACGTTTGCCGATCTCTGAATTACCACGCAATTAATGACGTTGCATGGGTTTCCTGTTACCTCAATTACGGCGTTTGAATCATAATTGCCTTCTACGATGCAATTTTTGATTGTTATATTCGCGGCCGTTCCACGAATCGCTTGCCCGCTGCCGGCGTATGTGTTCTTTATCTGTAATCCGTCCAGAATTAAATTCTGGGCATTGATGTCGATAACACGACCAAGATACAAGCTAGCAGAGATTCCAACACCTTTGCTTGCGTCATATCTCAGTGCATTGGTGGTTGCGTTGACATGATCCTTGAATCCATGCCCGACAGCGGGCCGGATCGTGACCGTGTAGCTCCCAATCGTCTTTGCTGATGCGCTGGTATCCAGTCCGGCAGTAAATTCACTGTCGTTGTACAACTCGAACACATAGTCATCTGCCAGCGTTGACGGCAACGCATTCCACGCAGCCTGGATCGTGGAGTAGTCCCGCCCGCCAGCGGACCCAACCGAAACAATCGTGGTCATCTCACATCCCCGTCAGTCGCCAGGCTTGCACCGGGCCGTTGATCGAACCGACGAACAAGAAGCACCGCGCGCTCGGCGCTTCGACGAAGCGGCTCCAAGAGCCGTTGTTGAGCACGTTGTTGTTGCCGTCGCGAGTAATCTGTGGCACTGCCCCCCCCACCCCGGCCAGCGTCTCGGTCGTCCATGACCAGGTTCCGCTGACGAGGTTGGACGGGATCGCCAGCTTGTGAACGACGTAGCCACTTGAGAGGTCCGCCGCGTAGCTATCTGTGCCCTTGTAGCTCACGATGCAGCCGAGAATCGTCGACCAGACGCCGCCGGCGCGGGCGTCCGGCATGGAGCCAGCCTGCACAACTAGCGCCCAGCCTTGCGGAACTCCGCCCACGATCGGGCAAACCCGAACGTCAGTTCCGACACCGCCCGACCCGCTGGAAAGTGCGACGATGCAATCCCTGTCTGGCACGTAGATCAGCGAAGTGTTGCCGTAGGAATTGAAGGCAACGCCTGGATACGCCGTCACGCTCCAGTCCGCGAAGCTCACGAACGAGAGGGTGCCTTGACCGTTTCCGCTAGTAGCCCAGAAGCCCCCTCGCGTCGTGTCGCTGCACGACGCCGGATAGGAGCCGGAGACGGCCGCGAGGTTGTCGATCACACGGGTCGGCGCATCGGATGCCGATGACAAGTCGAAGCGCAAGACCCGCTTCGCCCCCGCGATCGGCGTGCCAGCGGAACAAAGCTGAATCAGCGAGCCGTCGGCGCCCCCACCATTCGCGGTGGGTTGGTAGACCAGCCCGTCATAGGTATGCGGAGCGTAGGGGTGACCGAGCGTGGCCGGAACGATGCTCTGGCCGTACTGGTCGTAGTCCGTGCTGTTTTCCAGAAGCGGCTGAGAAGGGACGTTGCGCCCAAGCCAACCGAGTGTCGCGAGGTCGAATGCCCACACGCCAGCCCAGAGCGGGCTGCCCTGAGACAGATGCCCAGACCCGAACACCGCCAACGCGCCGGCCGATCCGAAATCGGCGCAGTAGACCCCACCCGCCCAATTCGCAAACGGTCCCGCGCTTTCGCTTGTCGGCCATCCTGTCGGCCGCACCTGGAACAGCGTGTTCGTGCTGATGTCCTTGAACGTGCCGGGCTCAGGCACCCAGGCCGGAAGAACGCTCGGGTCGCGCACGTTGATCTTTCGAGTGATGGAAACGCGCGTCATGCTGACCTCGGGACGATTCCGTAAACAGGGTCTTGATTAAATTGCGTGGCCGTCGCGGCGAAGTTCTGCGCGCCAGTAACCCGCGCCCATCCATCGCTTGCACCCGGTAGCCCAAATTCTGTCGCGTAGGCCAGGGCCGCGAATTGTTGCCCGAAATACGGCCATGACGACGACGCAGAAATAAGATCGGTATTGCTGCTGTGCTGCTTCAGCGACAGCCCTGCCGAGGCATCCAGTGACCCAAGCGAGTAAAACGCCTCGTGCGCAGAAAGTGCCGTCGCAAAATCTGGATGCAGCGCGAGGGTCGTGCCATTTCCGATGACCGCGCCGTATGTCGTAAACCGCCGGTAATTCCAGCCAGATGCACCGCCAGCGCAGCCGATTGACCACTTCATCGCGTGAGCGACAACCGCATCGTGCTCAGTTCCAGTCGTCTGCGGCAGATCAAGGTCTTTCGTGAAGCCCCACACTTGATTGACCATCCCATACATCCAACCTGCGCCGCCCCAATACGTCGCATTGCCGTATGGGTTGCCGTACTCGCCCATGAACCCGAGCGCACTTCCCGCTCGGCTAGGCTCGCCGTAGCCTCGGTCATGTGTCCCGGTGACGTACATCGCGTGGTAGAAGCCGCAATTCGCCTCCCAGGACGCCTTCAGTGACGCATAGCACGGATGCGACGCCGGAACGATGGCAAGCGACTGCGCAAGCGTTCGGAGACTCCACGCCGCGCCACGCGGAACATAGGTGCCGTTCGTGGAGTCGCAGATGCCCGCTGACGCCGACGCGGCATAAGCCGGATAGAGCGACTGATTCTGCGCGTAGGCAAGGCCGCGACGTTGATCCGTGTTCGCCTTCCAGTAGTTCCAGTTCGTCCAGAACAGAGACTCGTCAAGGAACCACCACCGACCAGTCACAAGCCACGGTAGATATCCGTAACTCGGCTGATGCGTCGTCACTGCCGTTCCATTCGTCGCGCCAGTGCCTGCCGGTGTCGCGGGCGACCCGCTCTGATCTGAGACATTCGGACGATTCACGAACGCGAACGGCTCGTGACCGTAATCGCTGTCACGCAGATGCACCGACCACGACCCGCCAGAGAGCCCGAACACCACCGCTGCCCGGTAGGCTCGAACATCGGCGCTGGTGCAGTAGAGAGCCTGTGGGAGCGGCAAGATTGCCGCTGACCCGCCAGCAGTCCCCATTGACGAGGGAACGCCGGCCAGCATATTCGGCGTGTAAGCCTGTGTCAGCCCGTTGAGCGTCGCCTCGCTTGGCGCAGTCCACCCGTAATTCGGCACCATCCGCGATGCGCGCAGGTATGCGGCATTGTGAACCGGCACGATCCCAGGATCGCTCGACCAGTGCGCGAAACTTGTGTGCGCAGCGTTCAGCAGCGGAATCCGCGTCCGATACACCACCGTCACCGACTGGCTGAACCGCTGCGATCCCCCAACGGTCAGCGTCCATGTTCGCGTGTCATTCGCTGGCGCATCACCAGTCAGAAATCCGTTCTCGATCCATGGGAAAATTTCCACCCGCCCGCCCAGGTAAAGGCGAACGTCGAACCACGCAACCAGCGTCGTAGACCCTGTGATCGCTGTGCGATAGATCCAGTTCGACATCACCGGACCCGCGCATACCGTCTTGTGCAAGGCTGCCGTGCCGACCAGGGAACGAATGTCGATTAGCTGGCCACCTGAACCCGCTTCAAGCGTGTTTTGCCCTGCCGTCAACGCCGCAAGGAGATTGGCTTCGGTCAGCGCCGTTCCGGTGCGATCCGTGGCAGATACCGAGAGCGCAATGTCCTTTCGCACGTTCTGCGTGCAAGTCGCCCGGCCGGCGATGATCGCGTGCTTGAGCGAGCCGTCCGGCCAGCGCGTGACCGGCGTGCACTGCCAGTCGGTCAGATTCGAGTCGACGAAGCTCCCGCTGGGAACGTCGCCTTGCTTGAACACGTGAGCTGCGGCGAACGGCAGATCCGCGCCGCCGACGTGCGAGAGCACGCCGAACGTGGGAAGCGTGACCGACGGTGCCGAGTCGTCGATGTCGAACGTCACTTCCGGCAGTAGCTCGATCGGCGTGCCTTCCGTGGTCGGCGCATCGACAGCCGCGTAGAGCGTCGTCGGCCCCGTCTTGGCGACCCCGAGCGGCAGCGACGACCCAGATCCGAGCGCCACCGAGTACGGCGGCACGCCGCCCACGATGTAGTCGGCGAAGTCGAAGGTCTGGCCCTGGTAAATCTGGATCGGGCTCGGAACTGCATCGGCGTCGAGCGCCTGGGCCGATCCATCGGCCACCGCCCAGGACGACGAGAAGCTCGCCTGCGCGAAAGTCAGCACGTCCCACTGCGCCGTCTCGTCCTGCGATACCGGCTCGTAGCCTTTCGCCTGCGCCTCGACCGTCCCCATCCGCCCGCTCTGGCCCGTGGCGAACGTCGGCAGCGACCAGGTGAAGTCGGCCCATGCATCACCCGTCAGTCCGAACGGGCCACTCAGCCACCTCGAGTCAAGCCAGCCAGGGGCTGTCTCGAACGCAAGTTTCCAGTCGGCATCCGGCGTTCCTCCGCTCGTCACGAGGAAGTTCGACACCTCGCCGATGATCAGCCTCGACCCGACGATGGTCGCCCACGGTGATTCCATCGTTCCAGACCCGCGCACATTGCCAGAGCCGTCGTAGACGGTCGCGGTGACGGTGCCGGTGATCGCCGCCAGAACGGCCGCCGCTCGCGCCGATGGCGTCTCGGCTGCGTCGTACTCGGCGCGGGTGGTGGGGTCGAGCGAGAGCATTGCTCAGGCCGCCGTATCGCCCTTGACCCGAACCGTGAACCCGTCGCCCGTGTAGGCCGCAGCAGACGCGCCCACGACGCGCTTGATCCAGATCGCCTGATGCTGGCCCGCCGGGATGTTGCCGATCGACAGCGCCGCGCCTTCGGTGGCCGCCAGGGCGAAGGTCTCGCCGCTCGGCGCCGTGTTCTCGTTGGCGACCGTCTCGGCCGTGCCATTCACGCCCTCGCCAGCCAGCGCGATGGTGACCTCGGTGTCGGCAGACGGGGTGTTCGAGTGGATCCACACCTTGGCCGACTGCAACGCGAGCGATCCGTGGTTGTTGTGGATGTAGACGCACCGGTAGTCGGTGTGCCCGGCCGACGCCTCGGCGCTCGACACGTTGTCGAACAGGTTGGTCGACGCCTCGGTCGAGGACTTCGCGCCGCCGAGCGAGAGATTCGGGTCGGTGTTCGACGCGCCGCCCGAGAGGCGGATCTTGATGTCGCTTGAGACGATGGGCATGACTGCTCCTTATGCCTTCTGGATGTAGGCCAATGCGTAGTACGGGGGGCGGTTTTCGAGGGCAGTGCCGCTGCCCACGGATGAGGTCGTGCCGCTCACGCTGTGCGTGTGCGACGAGGCGGTGCTGGTGCTGATCGAGTGCGAGTGCGTGCCGCCCGAACCGGTCTGGGTCGCGGTTACGGTGCCGGATGCCGTGCCGTAGCTGGCGTTCGATTGCACCGCGGTCGTAGACCCCATCTCGCCCGAACCGGCGTTCTCGGTGTGCGTGTGCGCGCCGTCGGCGGAAGTCGATCCGCTGTGCGCGTGCGCGCCGGCTGACGAGCTGGTCGCCGAGAAGGTGTGCGAGTGCGAGGGCAGGTTCGCTGTGCCGATCGACACCGATGCCGATCCCCCGGTCGCGCCTGGCGCATAGCTCGATCCAGCGCCGACGATGAACCGATCGCGCAGGTCGGGCGTGCCGTTCGTGCCGTCACACAGCCGCCAGCCGGTCGGAATCGACGCGACCGAGCCCGACCACATCAGGATGACGCCGGATGGCACCGCGGCGACCGCGGCGATCTGCGTGTCGACGTATCCCTTCGTGGCTGCGTCAAGCGAAGCAGAAGGCCCTGCGCCGACTGTCAGCACGCCGGCAGTCGACCAACTCGGCCCACCAGTCGAGAGCGATGCCGGCGTGATCGAGCCAGGCGTCGTGCCGCCCTCGGGGCCGGTCGGGCCTTGCGGACCTGTCGGGCCGGCTGGGCCTTCCGGACCCTGCGGGCCTTGGCCCCACGGGATCGGCGCTGTCCATCCGCTCGCGCCGACCCGGAAGTAGATCGCCCCGGCGTCAAGCGCGAGAAAGCTGAACCCGGCCGGCTCGCTGTCGTAGGCATCCCGATCCGAGAGCAGCAGCGAGGTGACGTTCGGCTCGAAGCTGTAGCCCTGCGGGCCTTGCGGGCCATCCGGGCCCTCTGGACCCTCGGGGCCGGTCGGGCCGGTGGCGCCGACCGGTCCTTGCGGACCCGTCGGTCCGATCGGACCCTGCGGGCCTTCCGGTCCCTGCACGGTGTCGACAGCCGAAGCAATGGCCGCGATGGCGTCTGCGGTCAGGGCCAGCGCCGTGACGACCCCGTCGCGCAGCGTGCCGTCATCGTTCTGGATCAGCGCCAGGTTGGCCCGCAGCGCGTTGGCCGTGGTGGCGATGCGCGCGAACTCGTTGTCGACGGCCGCGAGCGAGATCAGGCTGCGCCCGGCGCTGCCTTCGGACTCGCTGAAATTCGCCTGCGGGGTGTACTCTGGGGCCTGCGGCATGACACAATCCGGGGTGATGCCGCACCCTACGAAAGGCCGATTGAGTTAATCCATGTCCGATGACGAATTGCGCATTGCGCTCGCCAGCTTCGGCATGGGGCTGATGGTCGTGCTCAAGCCGCAGATCCGGCGAGCCTTCCAGTGGGCGTGCTACCGGGTCGGCTGGGCGGCCGGCCGGGTCGTGTTACTCGGCCGCCAGCTGCGGCGCCAGTAGCGTTCCCATCGCGGGCGTGAGCGCCCGAATGCCGTCAGCCGTTGCCTTGAAGCCCTGCCCCTGACGGCCGGCGAGCATCTGCGCGACGAAGCGCTGCACGCCGGGGGCGTACATCGCCATCGGCAACGCAGCCGCAGCAATGGTCGGAGAAGCCACCGCGCCGGTTGCCGCAGCCCCGGCGCCGCCGCCAGCCAGCAGCGTGGCCAGCCAGCGGTCAGCGGTTCCGCTGTTCGGGATCTCGTTCGCGAGCACCGCGCGCGCCGGCTCTGAAATGTCCTGCATGACTGCCGTGCCCTTGGCGAATGCCGACTTTCCCTTGCTGCGGTCAAGCGCCTTGACAGCGCTTTGCAGTTGACTCGGCGTGAACACGCCCTCACCCGCGCCGACGCTTGCTGCGGCCTGGCGCGACCGCAGGAAGTTCGCCCAGCCCTTGTTCGTGGCGCGCAGCTGCTCGGACAGCTCTGGCGGCGCAGAGCGTTCGAGCCAGCTTCGCAGGATGCGCTGCGCCTCGACGGTCGCTTCGCCGATCTTGCGGTTGTCGGAGATCGGATCGCGCAGCAGCCCCGATGCGTGCTGGCCCAGGTTCTGCTCAGCAGCGCGGATCGCCTCGCCGGTCAGCCGGCCATGCTGAGTGCGCGCGAGGATCTCGCTGCCGATGATGTCGTCGAGCCGCTCGGCCGCGTTTTTCGGCTGCCCGACCAGCAGCGAGCGCAGGTTGGCGAGCTCGTCGAGCATCTGGTTGTCGACGGCAGGCGCCCCGACTCGATTGATGATGTCGTCGTAGGACTGGCCGAGCGCGTCGTCGACGTGCTGGATCGCGCCTCGCCCGATCATTCCACTTGGCAGCTTCTGGCCCAGCGGTTCCAGCGCGCGATTCAGCGCAACTTCGTTCAATTGCCGGTGTGCGCGCCGCTGCCCCGCCTTGATCGCGTCGCCGAGAAGCGGAAAGCTCGACAGCTTCTCTTCGGTCGACTTCCACGCGCCACCAAGCACCTGGCCGGGCGTCGGCGTGACGCCTTCCTTCATCAGCGTCTGCACGTTGGCCGACGACTTCGGGCTGACGATGCGCGCGATGCCGGCGGCCACGGGTGCCGCGGCCGCGCCGAATGCCGCCCCGGTTCCGACCTGCTTCGCCTTCGCGCCCCAGAAGTCGCCGTCTGCCGCGTCGGTGGGCTGGAATGCACTCATTACGCCACCACCGGCCGCCGACAGCGCCGTGCGCGCGCCAAGGCCCAGCCCGGCACCCGCCGGGATCGCCGCAGCAAGTGGCGCCCCGGCCAGCAGGTTGCCGAGCAGACGCGAGCCGTCGAAGCCCTCGCGGCCCTCGCGCCAGTTCTGCTGATAGTCCTGCTCGGCGCCCTTGTTGATGCCCTCGACGCGGGCCACTTCGCCCTTGGCCCACTGGTCGAGCCCGGTCCACGAGTCAGGAATCGCCGCCTCGACACCGCGCACGAGCAGCTGCGCGCCACCGTCCATGATGTCGCGCGCACCACGCACCACGCCCCCGACGGGCGATGTCTGCCACCAGCTCGCCGGCTCGGGCTTCGGTGGCGTCTCGGCCGGCGCCAGCGGCTCGAGGCTCACGGCCCCGCCGGCAGGCGGCGCCACCTCGGCAGGCTTCACAACCGGGTCCGCTTCCCATGGGCGCGCAGCCTGGCGGGCCGGCGCGACGATCGGGTCTTTCTCCCACGGTTTCACTGCGGCTTCCTCCGCTCGTTGCCGTCCGGGTCGATGTACCGCGCACCAGGTGGCAACGCGGCGTAGTCCTCATCGGTCATCACCTGCGGCAGCCCCTCGTTCACCGCGGCCTCGCCGGTCGTACCGCCGACGCCGTTGACATCGAGGCGCATGGGCGGCGCCGTGGGTTGCTCACCCCATCCGCCCGTCGCGCCACCCGGGCGCGGCGCGGCCGGCGTGGCTTCAGGTGCCTTCGCCTGCCCGAAAGCCGGCCTCGGCTGAACGAGCGCGCGCACGTCGAGCGCGTCGAGCCCCTTGTTCTGCCGGATGAGGTCGATCATCATCTGCCGCTCGTCGGCCGCCCGCTGGTTGATGACGCGGATTTCTGCCAGGCGTTGCTTCACCAGCTCGGGGTCGCTGATGTTGGCGATCAGCTCGTTCCACGCCCGCACCGCGTCGCCCTCGGTCTGCACGCCCTTGTTCAGTCGCAGCGAGTCGTTGCGCGCCTTCTCGAGCATGGCCCGGAAGGACGCATAGTTGCGACTGCCCGGCGTCGTGGCGCCAGAGCCCCACCAGTTGCGCGCCTCGCTCTCGATGTTGTCCAGACGGCCCAGCGGCAACTCGCCGGCCTCGATCTGCCGCTCGAACTGCGCCAGGTCGACGTCCATGTTCGACGCCAGGTTGATCCCGTCGATGTTCTCTTGCTGCAAGCGCAGCTCGGTCGCCGTCAGCGGTCGCCCGCCGCCGTTCACGTTCACCAGGCCGGTCTTGCGCTCCCCGATCGGCTGGCCGTCGACCGTGATCGGCCGCGCCGTGCCGTCCCGGCTGATGACGAGCCCCCGGCCGGCGTCGACCGTCGGCGCGCCGGTCTGGTCGCGCCGCTGCGCCGCCATAGCGTTCGATGCGCCAGCAGAAGCCCACGACGCCCCCGCCTGCGCGTTGTTCTCGCCGATGACCGACTGCTGCAGCGGCTGGTTGATGCTCATCTTGCCGGTGAGCGTGCCGAACGTGCCCAGCCCGCCCGGCATCGCGCCGTATAGTGCCGGCGCGTCCTTGCCGGTGCCGGCGTTCAGCATGAAGGCGGCCGTCACCGGGTCGCTTGCGGCCACCTCCGGCGCGCGCAGGCGCTGCGCGCTCGACCCGGCATCGAACACCACGTCGGCCAGATCCTTGCCGCCGGTTTCCTTGTCCGCGAGGCTGGTGGCGAAGATTCCGGCCAGCGTCTCGCCCGCGAGCCGCGCCTGGTCGGGGTTGGCGTACTGCGGAGGCGCGAACGGCCCGCCCTCGGCCCGCCTGACGTGCGCGCGGGCCGCTTCCGGCGAGATGGTCGGGTCGCGCAGCATCAGCATGCGCTGCTGGGTGCCGGAGTCGCCCCGGGCGCGCCGGGCTTCGAGCGCCGCCTGCTGCATCTGCTGGTCGAGCGCGAGCTTGCCCCGCTCGGCCTCGGCCCGGGCGTCGTTCACGCCGATCGACGAGCGCGCAACGTCCATCCGCGTGAGTCGGTCCATCTCGCGGTCGTAGGCGTCCTGCTCAGACATTCCGCCGCCTAGGCCCATCAGCGCCCGGGTGTTAGGCATTGCGTAGCGCGTGCGCATCATCGCCCCCAAATCGAACCGTTGAGCCCCGTCACGCGCGAGGCCGCGCGTCCGAGCATCGGGGATGCGGCCTGCAAAAGCGTCCCGCCGACCATCGTTCCAGCGTTCACCCGGCCCGCGTTGGCGATGTTCCGATCCGACGACCGCGCGGCGTTTTGCATGATCGAGGTGATGTCGTCCATGCCGCTCGCGGCGTTGGCGCCTTGCAGGCCCTGCTCGAACATCAGCCGCTGCCCGCCGCCGGCCCGGGCCGTCATGCCCGCTTCGGCAATCGCGCGCTGCAGCTCGTCTGCGGCACGCTTTGCCATCTCGGTGTCGTAGGTCGGCGAGGCACCGGCCGGGCGCGCCACTTGGGCGCTGGCCGCCTCGCGCGCGACGCCTTCCAGGCGCTGCTGCTGCGGCTGGATCACCTGGGCAAGCTGCTGCTCGGTCTGCGGCACGGCCATGCGCTGGGCCTGTTCCATGACCATCGCCTGCCGGCGCCGAGCGAGCGCGTCCTGCTCGGCCTGCGCGGCGGCAATGGCCGCAGCCTGCCGGGTCTGCGCCTGGCGCTGCTCGCGCTGCTGGATCGCTGTTCCGCCCAGCGAGGCGAGCATCTCGAATGCGGTCGTCCAGTCCATGCCGTTACCTCGTGATCGTGCCGCTGTAGGAAGACGGCGTGCGGTAGGTGCCCCAATCCTGGCGGGCGCGCTGCTTGGCCGCGTTCGTCTCGAATCGCTGGATCGCCGGCATGACCGCGCCCGAATAGGCGTCGATCGCGTCGAACCGCTGGTCGTTGCGCGCTGCGGTCAGGTTGTCCTGCATCGTGGCGAGCGCGGATTGCGTGGCGTCGGCCGAGCCCAGCCCCGAGCGCATCTGCGAGATCAGGTTCAGGCGCGTGCGCTCGTCGTTGGCGCGCATCTCGTCGGCGCGGCTCTGCGCGGTGTTGCTCGCGTCCATCAGCGCGCGGCCGAATTCCCGCTGTTCAAGGCCCTTGTTGCTCACGTCGACCGATCCGCCCGTCAGGCCCGTGCGCGCGGCGCCGAATCGCAGCTTGCGAAGCGTGTCCTCGCGGCGCTCGCCCAGGCGCGAGGCCTGCAGATCGTAGGTGTCCTTGCGAACCTGGTCGTAGAGCCCGGAGCGGTCGCCGAAGAGGCTGTTGATCTTGCCGATCGAGTCATGCAGCGCCGCCTCGCCAGTGTCCTGCACCGGGACATTCGGCGCGGACGGTGCGCCGCCTGCGCCGCCCAGCAGCGGGGTGAGCTTGGCCAGGTCGGTGGCCTTGATGCCGCCGGGCAGCAGGTTCGACATCCAGCCGCCCGCCGCGGGCGTCAGCCCGCCGAGAAAGCCGCCCGCGCCCATGAACGCCGCGGGCTTCGCGCCGGCCATCATGGCGGTAGTCCCGCCCGGCAGGTTCACGGCCCCCGCGCTCGCGAGATCGATCCCGCCCAGCGACGGCAGGGAACCGCCGGCCCCACCAGCAGCCCCCGCCGCCGTCGACCCGCTACCGGCCGCCGCAGCCTCGCCGCCCATGCCTGGCAGGAAACCGCCGGCACCTAGCGCAGCCGCGCCCAAGACCAGCGCAGGTGCCATGCTCAAAGCCCGATCCGTCCAGCTCGTGCGGTCCTCTTTCCAGCGCACGCCCTGCAGGCTGCCGTCCGGGCCGAAGTCGCCCACGTACATGCCGGGCTTGCCGTCCGGGCCGGTCGTGAGCTCGGACAGGCCCGAGTAGTAGCTGCCGGTGTTCGGGTCGTAGTTCAGGCGCAGCCCGCCCACGTCCGCATAGCCCGACTGGCGACCGTCGTAGGGGTCGACCGCCTGCTGCACAGGCCCCACGCCCCCGGCGTACTGCGCCCTGAGCGCCGCGATGATCTCTTCTGGCGTCATCCGTAGACCCCCAGGTTGTCGAAGTGGTAGACGAGCGCCGACAGCTCGAAGTGCTCGGCGACCTGGTGCTCGAGCCGCGCGGCGATCGACGGCGCCATCAGGCCGACCGGGATCGCGCCGTCCGAGCGGCTGTCGTCCGGCTGCCCGGTCAAGAGGATCGGCCCGGCCTCGAACAGCTCGCCTCCGGTCTCCGGCTTGAACAGGTGCGTGACCGAGAATTCCCGGTCCGCGCCCTCGATCGTTTCCTCGTCGGCGCGCGTGGCGACCAGATCCATCCAGTGGATCTGCTTCAGGCTGCCCGGGGCCTTCATGTCGAGGAACGGCGTCTGAACCTCTACCATCGGCACCGACTTTCCCTCATCAGGGAATGACTCGGCCCAGCCGACAGGATCGCGATCGATGCCCAGCGCCGTCACCGCTGCGCCGGCGTCGTCGTCGACCTGATACCCCTGGTCGAGTTCGTAGATGTCGCCATCCGCCGAGCGCAAGTAGGCCGAGCCGGCGAAGTCCGCCGCGCCGGCAATCGCCCACGGGAAGGTGTACTCCGACCATGCGTAGACCTTGGCCGTGCGCGAGAACGAGTAGACGAGCGCGCGCTGCCCGCGGATGAGCCAGAATTGGCCTAGGCTCGGCAGGTAACGCGCGATGAGCGGATTGCCGTCAGCGACCAGCAGCTCGATTGCCCTGCGGTCGATCGGCACGCCGACGTCCAGGTCCATCGCGTTGCCGTTCTGGCTGTTCAGAACGATCGAGCGCACGCCAGACGGAGACATGAAGAACAGGTCGTTGCCGACGTTCGCCCCGGTGTCGCCGGCCACCTGGCCCACGGCAATCGTCTTGTCGAAGGCCATCGCCGCCGGGTCCGGGTCGACGGTCCAGAGCTGCGCCGCATCGCCCATCGAGACGACCAGGAAGCCCTCGAACTCGCCCAGGGCGGCCACGGTCGACAGGCTGCGGGTCTTGCGGTTCGTCGGCAGGAACCCGGCGTCGTCGGTGAGCGTCCAGTCCTTCGGATCGTCGGTCGCAGAGAATCGGGTCACGCCGTCGGATGCGCCGCCGAAGACCTTGGACGCGATCGGGATCGCCGTCGGCCCGTTCGGGCAGTTGGCGTCGGTCACCAGGTTGTCGGCCGTGCCGTCGGCGTAGAAGTGTCGCGTGCCGATGTCGGTCTCGGCCACCGCGTACATCGAGCCTGCGAACTGGAAGGCCGTGTGGATCTCGGTCACGGTGTTGCCCGGTGCCGCGCCGCCCGCGACCTGCAGCTTCGTGGTCACGAACTGGCCGGCGTCCTGCACGAACGCGACCGAGGTCGGGTGCTGCACGTCCTCGTTGGCCGCGCCCCAGAATCCGGTCAGGTAGCCGGGCCCGGTGTACAGGCCCTTGACACCCGGACCCCACGACCAGCGATAGCGCGCGCCGGGGCGCTTGCGCACCGCCTTGCCGGGCGTCACGTAGGCGTTCTTCAGCTCGCGAAACCGGTTCGCGTCCTGCACGGACGCCGGCCTCGACAGGTCGATTCCACCCTCGAACCTGCTGTAGACGATGGCCGCCACTTATGCCCCCGGATAGTCCGTGGGCGGCACGAGGTAGGCGATGTCCTCGTCGAGGATGCGCGTGCCGCCGCGAGGCGTCACCACCGTCTTGCGGCGGTGCCGGCCCTTCAACTCCATCAGCATCGCCTCGAGCTGCTGCGCGTACTGCGGACCGTCAGGCTGTCGGTAGTGCAGCTTGGCGTTGGTGAGCGCGTGCAGGAACAGCGGCCCGGTCGGGATCGACGCGACATGGTTGTCGTCGGTGAACGGCAGCAGCGTGCGCACGTACTCGACGAGCATCCGGCCGTCGAGCAGCGGCTCGGGGTGGATCTCGATCTGCACCTTCCAGGCGTTCGCCGCGTCAGCATTCCACGACACGTCGTAGCGCGTGGGCGTGGCCGGCGACGAGTACCAGTTGCGCCGATGCAGGTCGATGCCCTCGACGAGCGGCGTCCAGCGCCCGGCCTCCTCGATGGCGACCAGCGTGACCTTCTCCATGTTGCAGTCGGTCGGCAGGTCATACCAGACAGAGCCGTTCGCCACGGTGATGATCTTCCGGGCCCGCAGGTGCTTCCAGTCGGTCGCCTCGTAGAGCGCCTCCTGGGCGGACTGCAGGAAGGAATTCAGGATCGGCTTGTTGAAGCTGATCCCCGCCGCCCCGCCGATGCGCGCCTGCAGGTCGGTGCGCAGCGCCTCCAGCGTCTTGAACGGGGTGGCGGATTGCGTCATGGGTTCACGCCTCGGCGGCGGCTCGCTTGCGCTTGGGCGCGCCGTTCAGGGCTTCCAGGTCCGAAAGGAACTGGCGGAAGTTCACATAGGCCAGGTCCACGAAGGCCCGGCCGCTGTCCGCGTCTCGCCCGTACAGGCGCGCGAGCCGCTCGTATTCGATCTTGGGGTCGTCGATGTTGCGAACCTCGTCGCTCGTGTCGATCAGGTCGGTCTGCACCCGGCCTTCGCCGTGGACCGCGATCAGGACCGGGATCTCGTGCTCGCCGACCTCGACGAACAGGGTTTCGGCCATGTCGCGCCGGATCGGGACGCGCTTCAGGGGCACTTGCATCATGGGACGGCACTCCAAGAGATGCGGGGGCCGAAGCCCCCGCGGTTGCGGATCAGGTCAGCGCCAGAGCCGCGTGCGCCGAGCGCATGTTGCAGGTCATGGCGCCCTTCCACGTCAGCGCCATGTAGACCACGTAGCGGTCATGCGGGCGCGGAGGCTTGCGGCTCACCATGTCCTGCCCCGCGAGCGGGCGCAGCTTCAGGTGCTTGAGGTTCAGGATGTAGGCCCGCTTCGTCCAGCCGGTGGCCGGCGACACGATCCCGCCGAAGTCGTCGTCGAACTCGGGGCACCAGACGATCGGCACGCCCTTGTACGCCAGACCGGTGATGCCGGGGTCGATGCCGGTGCCGCCCTTGGCCGGGGTCTGCACGAAGCGCTGGATGCCGTTCGTCGCGGCGTCGATCGCCCCCGCCTCGAACGCGTCGATGAACGCGCCGCCCGCGAAGATGTTGGTCGGACGACCACCGTGCCGGGTGCAGTTGCGCCACTCGGTTTCCATCTTGCCCAGCACCGTCGAGCTCGACAGGCCGGTTTCGCGGTTGGCGAGCCACCACGGATAGGTGTAGGCGTCCAGGCCGCCGACGACCTCCTGGCCGGTGCCGGTGGGCGCCGCGCTGATCGGGACGATGTGATCCAGACCCGCGATGGCATCGGCCGAGGACGAACCGTCGAAGTGCAGCGCGGCCGAGAACTTCTCCTCGAAGCCCAGGCGCAGCGCCTCGGACTGCTCGGTGAGCAGGTTCGTGAGCTGGATCATCTCGGCGTCGCTGGCCTTGGCCTGGCGGTCGTCGGTCACGATGATGCCGTTCTGGCTCAGACGATCTTCGTCGATCATCACGCCGTCGTGCGCCGAGCGCCAGGGGTACTTGACCTGCTCGATCGTGTTGCGCTCGTTGTAGGTCACGGCGCCGGATCCGCGGTACCACTGGAAGTTGCTGTCGTAGCGCGCGCGCAGCTGCTCGACGACGTACTCTTTGGCGCCCGGGAACTCGGCCTTGCGGGCCTGCAGCGCCTTGAGCAGCGGGCGATCGACCGAGACCTGGTCGACCGGGTTGTTCTTCATGTAGAAGTCGAGGCCGACCTTGGCGGCTTCGGCGAGCTGATTGACGGTGAACGGCATGGTTCGCTCCTGCGAATGAATGGAATCCCGAGGGTTTCCGCTCCGATTCGCGGTGGCGAGCCGCACATCAGCCGATCGGGTCGGGCGGGGTCCGGCGACGAACTCCGGATACAGTCACGCCGCAGCCTGCCAATTCATGATTGGCTTAATCCACAGCACGAAAAAAGGCCCGCACGCGGCGGGCCTGAAGGTCGCTTTCGCAACCGGAGGAGACACAGGGAAACCTTCTAGTCAGCCTTCCCCGCCGCCAAGCGCGGCCTGGATCGCTTCCTGCATGTTCGACGGCTCGCGCCGGCCGCCCTGCGCACCGGACGGGCGCAGCGGTTGCGGCGTGCCGGGGCCGACCGGCGGGCGCTGCGGCGCCTGAGCGGCCATCGTCTGCGTGATCGTGTCGTAGGCCAGCTTCAGCGCGAAGCCCCACTGATCCGGAGGCAGGGTCTCGGCGATCTGCTTGGCGTGCGCCTGCATCAGGGACTGCTTGCGCGGCCAGTCGAGGTCACGCTGCGACCACTGCTGCACCATCTGCGAGACCTGGCCGGTGGCCTGGCGCACGCTCTGCACGTAGCCGTGTTCCTGCTGCTGGCGCTGCTGGGCTTCGGCCTGCTGGCGCTGCTGCTGCGCGAGCACCTGCCGGGCCTGCATGACCTGGATCGCCGCCTCGCGGGTGATCTGGCCCGCCTGCACGGCCTGCGACAGGTCCGTGTGCTGCGCGAACGGGTCGGACCCAGCCGGGTCGCGCCCGGTAGCCACGCGGAACTGCTGCGCCAGGTGGGCCAGCAGCGGCTCGGCCGCGTTCCAGTCGCCCTGCTTCACCGCCTTGGCGAAGTCCAGCAGCGCGCCGAACTCCTGGTCGCTCGCGCCGGTCTCGACGAGCATCTGCTGGAAGGCCTGCGTCACCTGCGCCTGCTGCGCAAACTGCTCGCGGACCTGGGCCAGCTCGGCCTCACGCTCGCGCGCCACGGCCACCAGTTGCTGGAAGCGCTCGCGCGCGCCCTCCTTCAGGCCCTCGGGCTCCTTGTACAGATCCTCGGCGGGCTTCTCGGGCGGCTTCTCGGCTTTCGCCTCGGGCGCTGCCGGATCTGCCGGGGCGTCCTCGGGCGTGCCGTCCTTCTTCAGGAAGCGCCCATCGGGGCCGCGCGGCCGGTCGTCGCCGGTCGCCTGCGGTTCGTCGCCCTCTACCGCGCCGCGGATCGCGTCGAGCAGGCTGGGCTCTTCCGCGCCCTGCCCTTCGGGGGCTTCGGGGGCGATTCCTTCGGCGACAGGCTGCTCACCTTCCGGGGCTTCTCCGAGTCCGCTGCCTTGCGGGTCGATTTCATCCATGCGCTACCTCGTCTCGGTCAGGGATGCGGGGCCGAAGCCCCGCGCCGTCATCAGGCCGCGTCGGTCAGCGGCGACCAGCCGGTGGCGTCGGTGCCCGACTCCTTCACGTAGACGATGGTGTCCTCGCCACCGTCGTAGCGGATCGCCACGGTGCCGGCGGGCGCGGCCACCAGCGAAGCCGGCGTGCCCTTCACGAAGATCAGGCCGTCGGCGTCCGGGTCGTCGATCTCCAGCGTCGCCGTGCCGGTCACGGCCACGCCGCGCACCACCACGTCGATCGGAAACTTCTGCTCGAGCGTCGCGCCGGCAGCCTGCGTGCCGAAGGCCCACGTCTTCCAGGTGTAGCCGCCGTTCGTGCTGTACTCGACCTTCGCGGTCGACGCGGACGCGGTAATCAGCCGAACGGGCGAGAACGCCGGAACGGCAAACACTTCGGGGGCCGAGACGTTGATCTCGAGCGCCTTGGTAACGACATCACCAGCCATGATTACACTCCTTGCGGGATTGACGCGGGCGGCATGCCCGCAGGGTTGAAAGCGTCGACCGGCAGTCCGCCGGCCATTTCGGGTTCGATCGGCATGCCGCTCATGTCCGAGGGCACCATCTCAAGCGCCATGCCGGGCTGTCCCATGCCTGCCATCGGGTCCACCTGGGGCGGCGGCAGCGGCGGGAAATACTTCTCGATGTCGAGCCGCTCGTCGAAGCGCTTGAGCGTCTCGCGCAGCAACTCGATCACGCCCTCGGCCTGGTCGTTCAGGCCCATCTGGCGGAACTGCTGAACCTGCTGCATGAAGGAAATGATCTGCGGGGCGAGCTGCACCCACTGCTCGCGCTCCTGATGCCGGTTCGGCTTGCCGGTCGATCCGCCGCGGATGCGCACCGACACAAGGTCGAAGATCTCGTCGCGTGGCATCGCCGGCCAGACGGACCCCGCGCCTGCGATGCGCTCGACCTGCTCGGGTGTGAGCTCTTGCAGCAGGATCTGCGCCGCGTACTCCGCCATTTCGCCGATCACGTCCTCGATCACGTCCTGCCGGTAGGCGGTGCGCGACTGCATGCCCATCGCCTGGATCTCGGCCTCGGTCGCGGTCTTGGCCTTGTTGATCGAGGCGCGCGAGGCGTCAGACGCCCCGGATGTCTGCTCCAGGTCGCGCAGGATCGGCGTCGAATCGTAGGCGTTGCCGTCGATGGTGTACTGCGGGAAGGGCACGATCTCGCCCTGCAAGGGCGCGTTCGAGCCGGTCGTCGTCACGCCCACGAACTGCCGGCCGCGACGGTTGGCGAGGTTCTCGACATCCTCGTCGGTCAGCGCGCCGCCCTTGCGGTACGCGAACCCGGGCCGGTTCTCCTTGCGGGCCTGCGCGAGCTGCGTGCGCATGGCGTTGTACTCGTCCTGCAGGCCGGTCCACTGCTCCACGTCGGGGATCGGGTAGAACTGGCCGTCGACCTCGTTCCAGTACAGGCCAAAGAACGGATACCAGCGCCGGCCCAGCCGCTGCGGGCGGTACGGATCGCGCGCCCACGCCTTGGCGCCGTCCTCCATCGTGTAGATCGTCTGGCTGCGCCGATCCCAGATCTCGAACACGCGCACGAACTGCTGGCGCTCGCCACGCTGGCGCGTCTGCGACTGCTCGTTGCCGGCGGCGGCTTCGCGCCGATCGCCGTACTTCTTTCCGGTGGGCTTCTTGCCGAAGCGCTCCTCGAAGTCGCCCGTCGTCATGAAGAGCTGGTGCGCGATGGCACGCGACTGCGGGTACTCCGAGAACGTCGTCAGGCCGTCGTCGAGGATCAGGATGTCCTGGTCCGCCACGAAGTCCAGCACCAGGCCCTCCTCGAGCAGCACCTCGACTTGCTCCTGCAGGGCCGCGATCTGCTGCTCGAGCTCGGCCTCGTCGGCCTCGGTGTTCTCGCCGCCGTCCTGGCTCTCGGCCGACTCGGTCAGCTTTCGGATGCGCGCGAGGTTGTCCTGCGCGTCGGCGATCCGGTTCTGGATGATCGGGTCTTGCCAGTAGTCGCGCTGGTAGCTGACCTTGATCCACGCCACGCCGTTGGTCATCGCCGACGGAATGGCGCGCGTCATGCGCTTCTTGAGCCGGCCGTCGCGGATGAACAGCCGGTTCAGGACGATTTCCAGCGTCTGGCAGAACACGCCCAGCGCCGCGTAGGACTGATCCTGGATCTGCTCCTCTGGCGAGGCGTCGATCTCCGGATCCTTGGCGTAGTACATCGGCACCAGCGTCTGGATGATGCCGAGAATCAGGTTGGCCCGAACCTCTTCCGGGTCGGGCCGGGTCTCGTCCTGCAGGCCCTGCACGCCGCGCACGTACTTGGCGAGCTCGGCATTGCGCTTGCGCCGGCTCTTGTTGTCCTCGATGGCCAGCTCGATCGAGGACTGGAAGCGCCGGATCAACGCCCGCGAGCGGTCGTCGGCCTCGGGCGTCTGGTCTTCGGTCATGCCCGATCCGCCAGGATGCGCTCGATCATCGTGCGCTGCTCGCCGGTCAGGCCCGCCGAGTCGCTGGGCTTGGCGATCAACTCGCGGTCGGTCTCGGAATCGAGCGATTCGAGCGCCAGGCGCCCGTTGCGGATCGTGTCTTCGAGCCCGGCCTGGGCGATGCTGTCCGCTTCCAACGCGCTCTTGGACATGGGCACCAGGATCGGCTGGCCTTCCATGAGGTGGCCGTCGATCGAGTACACGCGGAATCGCTTGAACTCGCCGCGGCCGTCGCGAAGCTCGTCGACACCCTCGAAGCGCGCACGCACGCCGGAGGATGCCAGCAGCTCAGGAAACGACAGGTCGGGGCGCTCGGCGCGCAGCTTGGCGATCAGGTTCATGGGCGGCCAGTGATAGACCGCGCCATGTGTACCGGGGGCTGATTGAGTTAATCCAGCATCAAGCCTTGTACCGACTCACCACCCGCCGCTCGGGCGCATCCAGCACCCTCGCCGGCAGCCTGCCGAGCGACGGCGGCGGGGGCGGCGGTGCCACAAGCTCGGGCTTCAGCCCCTTGCCGAACTTGTCCATGCCCCGGGCGGCCAGCGACAGCACGTCGACGCCGTCGTCGTAGGCGCCCGATGGAAACATCATCATCTGGTCGAGCAGCTCCTGCACCCACGGCCGATCGGGCACCGACAGCCAGCCCATCGCGACGAGCGCCTGCAACGACCGTGCGCGCGTCGGCTTGTCGTTGATCGACGGCAGCCACTCTAGCCAGCAGGCGACCGAGCGCTGCGCCATCCTGCGATGCAGGAACGGCTCGACGGCGCGCCGGATCGGCCCGGACTCGCCGAACCAGACGGCAGGCTTCCACTTCTCGATCAGGTCGAGCTGGCGCTCGATCCACACGTCGGACTGCGTCTGGCCGCGCCACCAGTCGAGCAGGTGCCAGCGCGACTCGTGGTCGATGCCGATTACGCCCAGCTCGGTATAGTCTCCGCCATCCTCGGTCACGGCGTAGTCGGCCGCGCCGATCACGACCATGCCGCGCGGCGCGACCCCGTATCGGACGATCTTGTCGGTGGCGAAGTAGCCGCCCGAGTCGGGCGCCGGGCGCTGCTGGTAGAGCGAGGCCCAGGTGCGCGGGTTGGCGCGGAAGTTCGCCCAATGCCGATCATCGAACCACTCCGGCCAGAGCATCTCGCCAGGGCGGCGACCGAGCGGATCGTCGTCGCGCTCGGCCTGGGCCGGCAAGCTCAGGACTTCCCACGTCTGGCCGTCGCGGCATTCAACCATGCCAGACCGGCCGTCGTACTTCTCGGGCAGGATCGAGCCGGCCAAGTCGGCCTCGTGCCATCGGGTTTGCACCAGCACAATCCAGCCGCCCGGGATCAGGCGGGTCATCAGGTCGTCGTCGAACGCCTCGCGTGTCGTCTTGCGGATCACCTCGGAATCCGCCTGCTCGCGGCCCTTCACCGGATCGTCGACGATCACGCCGTGCGCGCGGTTGCCGGTGATGCCTGACAGGATGCCGCCGGCAAGGTACTCGGCGCCGTTCGTCAGCGCCCATTCGTCGGCTGCTGACGTGTCTGGCGAGATCCCTGCGCCAAAGATGGCCTGGTAGCCGGGCTGCTTGCATATCTGCCTGGCCCGGCGTCCGTGCCGGCGCGCGAGGTCCGATCCGTAGCTGGCGAGGATGATCCGATAGCCTGGGTTCTTGCCCATCAGCCAGGTCGGGGCCACGACCGAGGCGTAGGTCGACTTGGCAGAGCCCGGCGGCATGAAAACCATCAGCCTGCCGTGCCGGCGCTGCGCGGTCCTCTCGATCGCCTCGAGCAGCAACCGGTGATGCGCGGCGACGGCGGTCTCGACAGGCTCGAACAGCCAGCCTTCGGGGTCTTCGCTCGCGGGTTTCCCGGGCACCTCGATCGCGTTGCTGTAATCGACCAAGGATGCCCGGGCGCGCCGACGGCGCAGCAGCTCAGCCGCCGCCTGAGAGCGCGATATCGGCGAGATCATCATCGGACAGGTCGTGAACGGGGCGAATCCCAACAGGGCCGCCATTCGGGGCGCTCAGGCCGGTATTTCCGGTCGTGGCACCCAATGCGAGCCGCCCGACCTTCTGCGCTGTGTCGACCGCCGCGGCGAGCGCACGAAGGTCCGACGGGGTCGTCACTTCGGCCATCATCGTCTCGGCCTTCTCGCGGATGGCGCGCGCGATCTTCAGGTCTGCTTCGTTGAACGTGACCAGCGCGTCAACATTTGAATCGGTAATTCTTACCGATGCAGCTTTGCTTATCTCTGCTGACTTCTGCTTACGCTGCGCTTCCCATTCTTCCTTCGCAGCGCGACGCATCAGCCCGGCTGCCTTGATGCCGTGCTTATCGGCGAGCGCGCGCATGGTATCTGACCCATGCACGTACTCGAGCCTAATGGCGGTCCAGTCAGTAGCCATCGCCCGTTGCCGGCGGAATGAGCCGAGCCTTGTAGTACCGCACGACGTGCCGCTTCCGCCCAGGCCCCTCGTGGTCGTACTCGACGACGCGCCGGTAGACCTCGAAGATGTTCCGACTGAGCTTGAGCTGGGTCAGGTGAACCCGGACGGTCTCGATATTCATGCCGGTGCGCTCGGCCAGGTCGGCGGCGCACAGGGTACGCCGGGCGAGCCAGAAGAGCAGCAGCGTCTTGGCCGGCGCCGGCTTGACGATCGGCCGGGGGGCCGAGCAGCGCTCGCGGTCGGCGACGATGGCGGTGATGCCGTTCACTGCAGCCCCGCAGGCGCCCCGTTGGCCTCGCGCATCTCGCGCTCGCGGACCATCTCGGAGGCGTTGGTGAGCAGCAGCATGGCGTCTGGCGAGTTGGTCGGCCAGAACGAGGCGCAGGCCCCTTCCTGGCGGATGACCAGCAGCCAGTCGCCGTCGACGGGCTTGACGCCGGCCTCGTCGAGCTGGTCGAGCAGGTCTCGGATCTGTTCGGTGCTCATGCATGTTCCCCCCATCCGTAGCGCGCAATGAGCGCAGCCTCGGCCCGGTTGTGCTGCGACTTCAGCCGCCAGAATCCCGCCTGCTCGGGGTAGCAAAGCGAGGCTTTCGCCCGCGCGTCGGACTTGTCCCGGCCCAGCTCCATCGAACGCTTCCAGACGGCCGGCGCGACGAACTCGACCGGCACGCCGAGCGCGAGCATGACCGCCTCGACCACCCCCGCGGTATGGCCCAGGCTGAACACCGACGCGACGCCCTGGCCCGGCCGCGCCCCTACCCGCTCGATCACGGCGAGCTCGCTGTCGATCCCATGCTGCCGTCGGACCTCGCGCACCATCGCGGCGAGCACCGCAGCGTCGAGCCGGCGCTTGACCGTCCCGCCGCCCTCTTCGCGCACCGGCAGATCGGCCACGTCGAGCAGTTGGCCGTTGACCATGACGGCCAGGGCGCCGGTGATGCCGGGGTCGATGGCGTAGATCAACATGGCCGGTCCCCGGAAATGCGCGGGCGCGCGGAAGACCGCTGAACCGTGACATGGCCGAGCGTTACGACCGTTACGCTGCTAAAGCAGCGTGTAACGAGTTCGTAACGCCCTCCGGGTCCATGCGGCGTTACGTTTTCGTAACGTGTAACGCTGCGTAACGCTTTCATAACGCCCATCATTTCGCCCCCCAGACGCCTCTAGCGGTCTGTTCGATCAGGCCCTTTTCCTGCATTGACTTGATCGTTCTCCACCAGGCTTGGCGCTTGGCGTTCTGGTTCTTGTCGCCGACCGAGGCGTAGAACGCATCTCGCAATGCCGATTCCGGCTGCTCCTTCGATCCCCCGAATGCGTCGAGAATCGCCTGCTCGTACCGCGTCATTCGCTCCCCGGCGGAAGCGATGATTTCGGCAGGATCGATCCCCGGACGCACCACGCACGACGTGACAGGCTTGCCCCACTTGCCGGAGCCGAGCGGAACCTGTTCGAGTGTGAAGGTGAGCAGAGTGTTCTTTGAGCCGAGGTCACGCTGCTTGGTGAACTCGATGACTCGGGTGCCTTGTTCCTCCCTGATTTCGATCTCTGTATCGACAGCGGCGCGCAGGCTCGAATGCCCCCGCGCGCCCTTCGCGGCGTCCTTGCCGCAATGGTGAATCCACATGAAATGCGCGCCGGTCTCGGCGCGAATCTTGTCGCCGGCCGCAACCAGCGCAGTCATGTCCTCGGAGGCGTTCTCGTTGCCGCCTGCCATCAGGCGCGAGAGCGTGTCGCCGACGACCAGCTCGACCGCCATGCCGCGCTCCTCAGCGGCCATGCGGATCTGCTTGATGACGGCGGCCACGTCGGCGCCGGAGCGCAGCAGGTTGACCGGCGTCAGAACGATCATGAGATTGGCGACCTTGCAGCCGTGGCCGATCTCGTATGCGCGGACCCGGTTTCGGATGGTCCTGTTGCCCTCGGCGGCCAGGTAAACGACCAGGCCACCTTCGGTTCGCCGGTCCATCCATGTCGCGCTGCGCGCGATCGCGCAGGCGATGTCCATGGCCAGGAAGCTCTTGCCGGTGTTCGACTCGCCGTACAGGACGGACATCGCGCCGCGCGTGATGGTGTCCTCGACCAGCTCGTCGAGGATCTCCACGTCGGTGATCTCGTCGGCCCAGACGTGGGCGAGCGGGTAGCCGTCCGGCTGCCCGGCTTGCAGGTCGATCTCGACCTCCGGGGCGGGCTGGTCGCGGTGCGCGAGCGCCTTCTCCCACATGCGCGTCCAGTACCGTTCGCCCTGCTGGCGGCCCTGGAGCGAGCCATGGGGCCAGTGTTCGAGCGCGCGCCGGATGTCTTGCAGCTCCCAGCCGGTGAGGGCCAGCATCGTGACCATGGACTGATCCATGGCGCTGCCGGACTGGTCCCTGAGCCCGGATCGGTCGCCGTCGAAGCGCGCGGCAATCGCCGGGTGCGTGGCGAGCGTCTGGCGCAGGCGCTCGTTCATGGTCTCGCGCCCGACCATGGCGGCGATCTCGGCGACCGAGTAGACGACGCCATCGGCGGCCAGCAGCCGGGCCATGGTGGGCGCTTCCGGGTAGCCCTTGGTGATCTTGGCGGCGTTCGGATAGTTGACCGTGCCGGGAATGCGCATCACGCGATCGACGTTGTGCGTGCCGCTCGATCCGTAGAGCGCGCCGAGCTGCTCGTTCAGGGACTCGAAATCGCGCTGCGCTTGCAGGCTGGCGAGGTTCTCGCCGTCGTGAACCATCCAGAAGGCTTGCAGGCCGTGGCCGGAGTCGATGACGAACGACGCCTTGGCGCGCAGCCTGGGCAGCGTGGACTCGATCAGGTGCTGGCGTGCGGGCTCATAGCCCCGATGCCGGAACACGTCCGGGTCGCAGTCTGCCCAGAAGAAGCGGGCGCGGGTCATGTCCCGCTTGCCCGACTTGTTGTTCATCGGGCGCGCTTCGTTCGGCGTCCAGTAGGCGTTCCAGCCGTTCGCGTTGCGCTGCGCGACCCATTCGACCGCCTGCCCGGTCTCGGCCGGCATGGTGAAGGTGCGCCCTTCGACGTTGCCCTGCGTGCGCGCGGGGTCGATGACGACGAGCAGCAGCGGCCCGGAGGGGCAGAACATGCCCAGCGCGGCGGCGATGGTGTCGCCGTTCGGCTGGAGCTGGCGGTCGGCGTCGGGCATCACGCGGCCACCTTGATCGTTGCCCCGTTGACCCGCTGCCAGTTGCGGAAGGTCTTTTGCGCGCTCGACCCGGTGACGCCGTAGCGTTGGCCGATGGCCTCCCAGGTGCAGCCCTTGGTTCGCAACCGGGCGATTGTCTCGCCCTCGGTGATGCCGAGCCTGGCGCGCGGTGCGCGGCCGATGGCGGTCGCAAGCGATCGGCGCACGCCGGACATGAACTTGCCCTTGCGGGCGCTGGCCTTGAGCGCCTGGTTGTGCGAGCCGATGCGCAGGCACGCCTCGGCCATACACAGGCGCTTGCCGCAGGCGGCGTAGACGGTATGGCGCGGCGGGATGGCCCGGCCGGTCAGCTCGACCAGCAGCCGGCGCGCGAGGTATTTCTTGTGGTTCCAGGTGACGACCGGGTAACCGCCAGAGGCCAAGCTGCCCGCCCAGATGCGGCAGCCATCCTCGTCGATGCGCACATGCTCGGTGAGCCACTCGACCATTTCTGCGACGGTCTTGGCGCGGTTTCCTCGCTGCATTGGCGCTGGCTCCCCTGTCCGTTTCGGCCTAGACTGGCCGGATGGCCGAATTCATCGGGAACGCCGTCATCGGCATGGCGGCTTTCGTCGGTTTCGCGCTCGCGTACTCGTGGGCTGCGGACCGATGGCGGCGCTTTGGCGCTGCGGCCGAGCTGGCGACGATGGCGCTGTTCGTCGGCTCGCCGGTCTGGATCTGGGTGGCGTCGCTCGTGATCGTTGACGACCCGGAGCCCGCGAAGGTGATCGTTGGCGCGGTGCTGGCGATCGGGTTCGTTGCGCTGATGGTCGCCATGACAGCGGGCGACGTGCGCCAGAAATGGCGGGACATGCGGCGGAAGTAGCTCATCGGCCCGAGGCGCTATCCGCGCCTTCCGCTTCATCAACGACCGTGCGAACCTGCCAGTACAGGAAACGACGCACGATGAAATGCGCCATATCAGCCGTCTTTCGATCCTCGACCGCCGCCACGCGCGACAGGTCGAGCAGCTCGCGGTCGGTGAGCCGCAGATTCACGACGTTCTCGCGCTTGCGGTCGTCGATCGACATGTCAGGCAGCCGCCCTGGCCTGTGCGGCGAAGTGGTTTGCCAGCTTCTGCACGCTCTCGATGCGCGGGTTGTCAGTCGCGCCCTGCCCGATCTTGGCGACCGTGCTGTAGGGGACGCCTGATGCTTGCGCAATCTCTTTCCAGCGGCCCACGTTCTCACGCAGGTTTCGCACTACGAAGGCAAGAAGATCGGTTTCCATTTGGACATTATCCATTTACGGATAAGTCATGTCAACCACAAATGGATACCGCTTCGGGCGACTATTTGAGGATGGGGAATGACCTGAAGATAGTCCTTGCCGAGAACCTGCGCGAGTTGATGGCAGCGAAACCGGAATTGTCCAAGCAGATGGACGTTCGGCGGCGCGCGGCCCTGCTCGGCTCCCCCATCTCGCAGTCCACGATCAGCCGGGCCATCAATGCCCAGGTTGCCATCGACCTGGATACCCTATCCGTTCTCGGCCGCGTGTTCTCTGTTGACCCTGCCGAGCTGATCCGCCCGCACCCGAACGCCCGCCGCCGAGCGGCCTGAAACCCGCGTCGTTGCTTGGTTGCGATCTTTTTTTGTCGCAACTATCCAAATATGGTTGACAGTGCGTATCCAAGTATGGATAATCATCCCATCGCAGCACCACCCGGAGCCGATGAGATGACCACCGCCACCTTCCTTGCCGACCTGCCGCCGCTCCCCGCAGCGCGCTTCGCCAACGTCTTCTGCTCGCAGTGCGGCCGCGAGTTCGGCCCCGGCGATCAAGGCTTTTCGAGCTGCCGCGACCACGGCGCGATCGACGGCGCGTACTACTGGAGCGTCGAGGAAACCGAAGCCGCCAGGTCCTTCGCCAACGACCCCGAGGACGTTGCCCGCGCGCTGGTCGAGGGCGTGCGCGATGACACCGCGCGGGCCATCGCCACGGCGCTGCAGCTGCTGAAGGAAGGCCGGCACGACGAAGCCGAGTCGGCCGCGCGGCGGGCCGAGAGCGGGCTGATTCAAGAGTACCTGGAGGCGTGACCATGCACCGCGCCGAATCCGACTTCATGCGCAGCGCCCGCCAGGCCGACCTGGACTGGGATGTGACGACCTCGATCCTGGTCCTGATCGGAACGCTTACCTGCGTCTACTACGTCGCCAGCGGTTTCGTCTGGCTGCTCGACACGCTGGCCGCGATGGTGGGCGCATGAAGATCGCCATCGCCGCCGCCGTCATCCTCGCCGCGTGGATCTACGCCGCGGACAACCTGCTCGGCGGCCAGGTGCGCGCCGAGGGCAACCGCATCGCGAGGTGCGTGCTGTGAGGGCGAACCGTATCCCGCGCATCCCGCCCGCCTCGCCAGGCTGGGCCATCGTCGGCGCGCTGGCTGTGCTCGCGCTGATCGTGTTCGCATGAATCCGACGCCCGCCCGGTAGGCGGGCCGCAACCGAAGGAGACGCGCCATGAGCGCCATTCTGAAGATGACGGGCAAGCCCGTCGATACGCTGGAGACCCTGGCTGATGCCTGGGCCGCCGCCAAGCGCGAGGAAGACCTCGCCGCCAAGCGCCGCATCGAGATCGAGGCCGAGATCATCGCCCGCGCTGGTGAGCGCGACGAGGGTAGCGAGACGCACGAGCTCGCCGACGGCCGCAAGCTGACCGTCACGGCCAAGATCACGCGCTCGATCGACGAGGACGCCTGGCGTCGCGTCATGCACCAGGTGCCCGAGCAGATGCGACCGATCACGTTCGTGGAGTCGGCCAAGCTCGACACCAAGGGCCTGCACTGGCTCCAGGACAACGAGCCGGCCATCTACGCCATCGTTGCCCAGGCTGTGACCGCTCGCAAAGCAAAGTCGTCTATCAGCGTGAAGGTGGCCTGACATGGCTGTGAAACTCGTCAACAGCCGCGACGCCGCGCGCGTCAACGGCGTCAAGATTCTGGCCTATGGGCTGGCCGGCAGCGGCAAGACGCGCCTGTGCGCCACCGCCCCGAACCCGGTCATCATCAGCGCCGAGTCGGGCCTGCTGTCGCTGCGCGAATTCGACCTCCCGGTGATCGAAGTGACGACGATCGCGCAGGTTCACGAGGCGTATCAGTTCCTCGCCGAGTCCGACGAGGGGCGCCAGTTCGCCACCGTCTGCCTGGACTCGATCAGCGAGATTGCCGAAGTCGTGCTGGCCGCCGAGAAGAAGGCCACGCGCGACCCGCGCCAAGCCTACGGCGCCTTGCAGGAACAGATGGCCGACCTTCTGCGGGCCTTCCGAGACTTGCCGGGGCGCAACGTCTACATGAGCGCGAAGCTCGAACGATCGAAGGACGAGACGACTGGCGCGATGCTCTATGCGCCTTCGATGCCCGGCCAGCGCTTGGGCCAGTCTCTCCCGTACCTCTTCGACGAGGTGTTTGCGCTGCGCGTCGAGAAGGACTCAGAGGGGCAGCCGACGCGGTGGCTGCAAACGCAAGCCGATTTCCAGTACGCCGCTAAGGACCGCTCCGGTGCGCTCGACGCATTCGAGGCGCCAGATCTTGGCGCTGTCATCAACAAGATTACCCACCCCGCGGCAACCGCCGCCGAAACAGAAGGAGCCTAAGTCATGGCCGTCATCGCATTCAACGCCGAAGAAGTCGCCCCGCAACAAGAGTTCGACCTGCTTCCTGCCGGCAAGTACGTTGCGCAAATCATCGATTCCGAAGTCGTCGAGACGAAGGCCGGAACCGGCCAAGTGCTCAAGCTCACCCTCGAGATCCTCGACGGCGAGCACGTCAACCGGAAGGTGTGGGCGAGGCTGAACATCGCCAACCAGAACGAGCAAGCGGAGAAGATTGGCCGCGCGCAGCTCTCCGCCCTGTGTCACGCGGTTGGTGTGCTCAAGCTCACCGATTCTGTGCAACTCCACAGCAAGCCCGTGCTGATCACGGTGAAGGTGCGTCAGCCCAAGCCGGGCGACACCTACGGGCCGAGCAACGACGTGTCGGGCTTCGCGCCGGTCTCGTCGGCGACGCCCACCACCCTGGCCAAACCCGCCGCCAGGCCCGCGGCGCCCGCCGCTTCGACGCCCCCGTGGGCGAAGTCGGCCGCCTGACATGGCAGCCGTGCCGCAACCGCAGCACACGCTCGCGCAGGCCATCTACGGTCTGCACGAGCGGCGCGAGGCCGACGCCAGGCCGCGCCCCTATCTCGGGGCGTCGATCCTGGGCGAGGCCTGCGCGCGTCGGCTCTGGCTCACCTTCCGGTGGGTGGCGCGCGAGCGCTTCGACGGACGGATGCTGCGTCTGTTCGAAACCGGGCACCGCGAGGAGGCCCGGGTGCTCGACGAGCTGCGCGCCCTGGGCATGAAGGTCTGGGACAGGCAGGCCGACGGCCAGCAGTTTGCCGTCGAGGCGCATGGCGGGCACTTCCGCGGGCACCTGGACGCCGTCGTCCTGGGCCTGCCGGAGGCGCCGAAGACGCCGCACCTGGTCGACGTGAAGACGGTGAACGCCAAGAAGTTCGCCGAGCTCAGGAAGAACGGGTTCCGCCATACCTATCCGCGCTATTGGACTCAAGGGCAGGTCTACATGGGCCTGATGGGCCTCGATCGCGCGGCCTTCATCTTCGTGGTTAAGGACACCGACGAGATCCACGTCGAGCGCTTCGAGTTCGACCAGGGCGAGTTCGACAAGATCATGGAGCGCGCCGGCCGGATCATCTTCGCCGCCGAGCCGCCGGCCCGCATCAGCGAGGACGCGGCCTGGTACGAGTGCAAGTTCTGCCCCTTCCACGCCCACTGCCACGGCACCGCCGCGCCGGACGTGACCTGCAGGAGCTGCGCGCACGCGACGCCCCTGCCTGCCGGCGGCTGGCGGTGCGAGAAGCGCAACCGTGAGCTGGCGATCGACGACACGATTCTGGCGTGCGGTGAGCACCGGTACATCCCGAGTCTGCTGGAGAAGTTCGCCGAGCCGATCGACGCCGACGGCGAGTCGATGCGCTACCGCAACAAGCTCACCGGTCGGGAGTTCGTCAACGGCGACCGCCCCGGGCTCGCCAGCCTCGAGATCCACGCGGCCGAGGACAAGCGGGCGCTTGGCGACCCGGTGACCGACGCACTGCGCGCCGAGTTCGATGGGCGGATCGTGGAGACCAGCACATGACCATCGAGAACATGCGCGACGACCTGGCCGACGTGTACGCCGGCAGTGCCGAGCGTGAAGGCCCGTCGATCGCCGCGATGATGAAGGCGGGCGCCGGTCCGACAATCACGCGGGCTCACTGGCAGGCGACGCGCCAGGCGCTCGCCGACATGCTGGCCCGGTACGACCGGATGGCGCCGGCCTGCAGGTCATGCGTCTACCTGGACGGCGCCGGCTGGTGCGCGGTCTGGGAAGCAAAGCCGCCCGAGGAATTCAAGGCGGCCGGGTGCGAGCGGTGGGAATTTGATGGAGTCCCCTTCTGATGAGCGACCACATCATCCTTCGCGCCATCGCCGCCGAGCCGATGACGACCAAGCAGATCCAGTCGCGGGTGTCATCGGTCGCCAAGGTGTTCGTGGCGTCGATCCTGACCAGGTTGAGCAACGAAGGCCGGATCGTGCGCGTGGGCGGCGGAAAGTGGCAACTGACCTCGCTCGGCTATTCGATGCTGTCCGGGCCGGCACCGTCCGCTCCCATGCGCCCCTACGTCCCCGAGCGCATCGTCCGCCGACCCGGCAGCGACCGATGCTCGACGCTGCCCTCGCGGGTGGCCGGGCGGCTGGTGTATCCGCGATGACCCGCACCCCCTGGACCCCCGAGCAGCTCGACACGCTGCCGAAGCTCAACCCGCACCGCTGCGCCGCCCTGGTGACCTATTCCAAGGGCCAGCGCTGGAAGCAGTGCTCGCGCTATCGCGGCTTCGGGCCGGGCGAGCGGTATTGCAGGTTTCATACTGAGAGGTTGGCGTGAGCGCCTATTACAACGAGTTCGATAAAGGCGCGGCTGCGTGGCTGCGAGAACTCATCAAGCGCGGCCTGATTGCGCCCGGCGACGTAGACGAACGGAGCATTGTTGATGTCCGACCAGATGACCTTGCCGGGTATCGGCAATGCCACTTCTTCGCTGGAATCGGCGGATGGAGCTACGCGCTCAGGCTCGCCGGATGGCCGGATGATCGGCCAGTCTGGACAGGATCATGTCCCTGCCAGCCGTTCAGCTCCGCAGGAAAGCGTAAAGCCTTCGCAGACGACAGACACCTATGGCCTGTCTGGTTCGGGCTCATCAGCGAGTGCAAACCTGCAACGGTCTTTGGCGAGCAGGTTGCGAGCAAAGATGGACTCGGCTGGCTTGACACTGTTTCGGATGACATGGAAGGAGCGGGTTACGCCGTCGGGGCGGCCGATCTGTGCGCTGCGGGCATCGGCGCTCCGCACATCCGCCAGCGACTGTGGTTCGTGGCCGACGCCGTGCCAGCAGGACGGCCCGAATGGCGGTCCGTCGCAGGGAATGGACAGGCTACCCGGTGCAGCGGCGAGCGCAGCATGGCCGACGCCGGTAGTGAACGACACGACCGGATCGACTCACTGCTATGGCCCGGTGAAGTCGGACGGATCAAGGGCGCACTTTCTGAAACTGCCGGGCGCCGCGAAGCTCGCGGTGTCGCCCTGGGCGACACCGACGACGCGCGACTGGAAGGACGGCGGCTATCAGCCGAACGTGCCGGAGAACTCACTGCTAGGGCGGCAGGTATGGGCGGCCTGGTCAACGCCTCGAGCGAACAAATGGGGATTCCCGGACGCTCACGGATCGCAGGAAGCGCCGGCCATTGGCTCGCCGACTGGATCGCCTGCCGAGACGGGAAAGCCAGGCCAGTTGAACCCGGCACATTCCCGCTGGCTCATGGGATACCCGCCAGAGTGGGACGACTGCGCGGTTACGGCAATGCCATCGTCCCGCAAGTCGCCGCCGAGTTCATCAGCGCATTCCTCGACGTGACGGAGCAGACATGACCCGATCCGAATTGATGGCACTGGCCGAGCGGCTATCCGCTGCCAGGGTTTACGGTCGAGACATCGAGCAGGCCGCCGACTTCCTGCGCCAGCTCGCAGAGTCGAAGCCGGTGCCGGGCGCAATCTTCGACGGGAAGCCGCTCTACACCCTGCCGCTGGAGGATTGACATGCAAACCTACGAGATCAAAAACCGATACACCGGGGCCGTCATTTACTCGGGCGGCGGAGAGTCGCTGCGGGATGTCGTCGTTGCTGCTGTACAGGGAGGCGCGAACCTGCGCGGCGCGAACCTGCTCGGCGCGGACCTGGGCGGCGCGAACCTGCGCGGCGCGAACCTGCGCGGCGCGTACCTGGGCGGCGCGAACCTGGGCGGCGCGAACCTGCGCGGCGCGGACCTGCTCGGCGCGAACCTGATGGGCGCGGACCTGAGCGGCGCGAACCTGCGCGGCGCGAACCTGCTCGGCGCGGACCTGCTCGGCGCGGACCTGAGCGACGCGAACCTGCGCGGCGCGTACCTGGGCGGCGCGAACCTGGGCGGCGCGTACCTGCGCGGCGCGGACCTGGGCGGCGCGGACCTGGTCGACGCGTACCTGAGCGGCGCGTACCTGCGCGGCGCGTACTTGGGCAACCAGACACTGGCAGGTGATCGGCCGATCCTACAAATCGGCCCGATCGGCTCGCGCTCTGATTATCTGGTCGCGTACTTGACCGCCAATGGCGTCTACATTCTGGCCGGCTGCTTTTCCGGGTCACTCGACGAGTTCCGTGCGGCAGTCGACAAGACGCACGGCGACAGCGCGCACGGTCGAGAGTACCTGGCTGCGATTGCGATGATCGAGTCGCACGCGGCGATCTGGCTGCCGGCGGAGGAAGCGACATGACCGACAAAGCACTAGCAGAGCGGCTACGCAAGCTGGCGCAGGCGTACCGCTCTGTTCTCGTTGTGGACGTGACTTCAATCAATGAAGCCACCGACCTCGAACGCGCCGCCGATCTGATCGAGCAAATGAGCGAATGGAAAGTTGTGCCGGTGGAGCCGACGTCGAAGATGGTCGCAGCGTATTCAGCCGCCGCCGAAGACCTGATTAAGCGGCATCTTTTGAGCGGTAGCTATCCGGCGACATGGCAACCGATTGAAGCCGGATATACCGCCATGCTCGCAGCCGCCCCCAAGCCGGGAGACAGCAATGAATGAACTGCCGACCATGACCACCGACCAGATGGCCGAACTGGCAGCGAAGCTGAGATCCGCTGCTGGTTTCTTTGATGGATGTTTGCGGGATGACTTATATAGTTTGGTCCCACACCTCAACCGCGCCGCCGACCTGATAGCAGGCATGGCGCAGCGGGTGCCGTTGAGCGATGAGCAGATAGTCGAATCATTCTGTCGCTGGCCGTCTATCCGTCACCATGTTGAAGCGTTTAAGGCTGGCGTGCAATTCGCAGAGCAGGCCCACGGCATCAAAGGAGGCCGAAATGACTCTTGAACGAGAAGCCGACACGCCAACGCTACGAGAACGCCACAAGACCGAGTATTGGTGCTGGGTCGGAATGAAACAGCGGTGCCAGAACCAACGCAAAAAGGCTTTCAAGAACTACGGCGGGCGTGGAATCAAGGTATGCGATAGATGGCTGGTCTTTGAAAACTTTTTGTCTGACATGGGAATACGGCCGACTGGATGCAGCCTCGACAGAATTGATGTGAACGGTGATTACGATCCATCCAACTGTCGATGGGCCACTGCTTCGCAGCAAAACCGCAATATGAGAGACCACCTTCGGCCAGACATCGGTGTATACCGAAGGGCAGACGGCTTTTATAACGCCACAATTAAAGTGGAAGGGCGAAAAATACACCTTGGGTCGTTTGCTTCCAAGGAATCGGCTATTGCTGCAAGAGCGATTGCGCAAAAGGATTTTTGGGATAGAGGAATCGAGCCGCATCCCGCTCGCTCCATTACTTACAGGAACAACAAATCAGGCGTTTGCGGAGTCACTTACAACAAGAATCGTAAGTTGTGGCGGGCTTATATCTACCGCGAAGGAAAGCAGATTCACCTCGGGCAGTTCGAGACCATGGATCAGGCAATTAACGCTCGCAAGAACGCCGAACTGTTATGAGTCCTATCCCACGCAGGAGCGAGAAATGACCGAATGGAAACTGGTGCCGGTGACGACACTTCAGAATGCGTTGCAAGCGTTGGAGGAGTCCATCGGGTATGTCGAACACGACTGCGCGACGAACTGGCGGCAGGGAATGCCAACGCGAAAAGCGCAACTCGACGCGATGCTGGCTGAACTGGGTAACCACAGGCATTCCATCGAACTGCTGCGGACGATTCTCGCAGCGCCCACCCCTCCGGTCGTGCTGCCGCCGCATGATGACCCGACGAGTGATCCGTGGCTGCATGAGTACGCCGAGAGGTACGCCCGCGCCGCCCTCGCGCAGTACGGAATCAAGGAGCAGAGCGATGAGTGACGACATCATCAAGCGGCTGCGCGAGGTGCTGGCAGCGTTCACAAATGACTTTGGGTTCGCAAATCTGCGCACCTACGACATCCGCGCCCTGCTCGACCGGCTCGACGATCTTGAAACCCAAGGTGCGCAAGCTGTCAGGTGGGCACCATCCAGTGCGCATTGGTCAAACGAGCTTAAACGCCTCTTTGGTACCGACGCCAGGAAAGGGATCGACAACCTAGAAAAGCAACTTAGGGATGTAATTGCCGAGCGCGACGCGGCGGAAGCAGAGATCGAGCGGCTTCGGAAGGCTGCAAAAAAGGTGGATGCACTGAGCATCCAGTCCGACGCTCACAAGGAGCTTCGCGCTGCGCTTAAGTGTGACTGCGCCGCAAAGGATATGGCCTTCTTGCGATGCTGCAAGCTCGACGCCGCACGGATGGAGAAATGAAGCGCACACCGTGGTACCCATCGAGCGTGAAGCCGGTGCGCGATGGCCTGTACGAGTGGCGGTGCAAATCGTTTTTCGTCGATCCTGGAATCAGGATGAAGCAGTGGAGGCACGGCGACTGGGATGACCTGAACCCCTGCCCCAAATGCCAATGGCGCGGACTCGCGCAGCCGAGCGAACGGAGGGAAGGATGATCCAGATCGACACTGGCGACACCGTTTTCCACCGACCCACGCGAGAGGAATGGCTGGTGGCCTGCGTGCAGGGCGACAACCTGAGCTGGTGCGGGTGGCCGGAAGGCATGGCCCGCCTCGCCGACTGCCTGCTGGTGGACAAAGCCTCGCCTACCGATCGCGAGAAGCTGCTGCGCGACATGGCGGCCAGGGACGACGAGAGCGACCACCGAGTCAGGTACGCGCAGCACAGGCTCTCAGAGCCGCCGAGTGATCGGAGGGAAGGATGAAGCAGTACGACATCATCACCACCCGCCTGACCGTCGTCCCCGAAGGCGAGCCGATCTATTCGGAAATGGCTACTCACGTCGAAATGCAGGACGAGGCATCGGGGGCGTTCGTCGAGCTGGTGCAGGTCGGCCAGATCGGTGAGGCTGGCCGAAACGCCGTCCTAATCGACGCGGACAAATGGCCGGCGATCAGGGGCGCAGTTGACCAGATGATCGACCTGATCGGCCGGCTCGATTCACAGGCAGCGGACGCAGCGTGCGACCAGATGATCGAGACGCTGGACGGGATCGGCGATGCTGCTGACCGGAGGGAAGGATGAAAACAGAATCGACCATCGAGGCCAAGTTCGATCCTATCGACCTCTTGGCAAAACTCATGTTCGCAGACACTGAGGATGCCCATTGGATCGAATCCGGCGGAATTCGTAGATCGTCCGACGGGGCGGTCTACGAAGAATGCGATGCAGGGGTACGGTTGCGCTTCGACGTGATGTCACCAGAACGGGCCTACACATTCGACATGGTTGACGAAGATCGTCTTGTAGCGATCCACAGCGACTATCTGGTGAACCACCCCGCCGAAACGATCGGGCGATGCGCAGAGGTCGTGATGATAAGCAGCGACCGACTGAAGTGGCTCGGGTTCCGAAGGCTGAATAAAGTACCGCGTGGAGTCTGGGTTGCAAAGCCCGGTAGCAGCATCTACGAATACCACTACCGAGAGGTTTTCAATGATGGCCGCAATGTCTATAACCGAAGGATTGCAGCCGTTGATAAGCATGGTCATCCGGTGCAAACGATCATCGTCGGATCAAGCGGTTCCCCCCATCAGGCAGGACCGGAAGGCGTTGCGCTCGTCATGGCCGCTTCTGTGATCGAGGATTGCAATAGATCAGGCGCGATCCGGTGCGAACTGACGGACCACAACACGATCATCGCGCCGATCCCGATGGGAGCGCAGAAACCCTTGTTTTCCATGCGGGACGGACCAATGACGGGAGCCGGACGGCGCCGGGCGATCCTGCATCACGTCATCGGGCACGCTCGTCGATCCACAAAGGGGAACCTGCATGACGTGCGGGACCACTTTCGCGGGGTCACCGAGTTCGATGTTGATGGCCTGCATGTTCGACTGAGCGCGAACGACAAGAGCGATGCTGCTGACCGCTGACGACCTGCCATGACCGCTCGCCGCCAGCCCTCGCCGATCGCCGTCCAGACCGTCGGAAAGCCCGAGGCGCTATCCTTGCTGGCTCGGCTGCTGCTCGACCGAAAGCAGCGCCCCCGGCTGGAGGTAGTGACCGATGAGCAACAGAGCCGCAGCGTACCTGCGCAGCTCGAAGGACCGCAGCGACGTCTCGATTGACGCGCAGCGCCGCGCCCTGCATGAACTGGCCGCCCAGCGCGGCCTGGTGATCGTCGCCGAGTACGCCGACGCGGTGGAGTCCGGCAAGGATGACGACCGGCCTGCCTTCCAGCGCCTGCTGCGCGACCTGCGCGACCGGGCCCGCGCCTGGGAACACCTGCTCGCGCTCGACACCGCCCGGATCGCCCGCCGGCAGATGCTGGCCCTGATCTTCGAGCAGGAATGCGAGCGGGCCGGCGTGAAGCTGCTGTTCAAGGCGGTGCCCGACGCCGACCCGATCACGATGACCCTGCTCAAGTCCATCCTTCGGGCGATGGACGAGTGGCACAGCCTCACCAGCAGGCAGAAGGGGCTGGCCGGCATGGCAGAGAACGTCCGGCAGGGGTGGCGGGCCGGCGGGCGCGCGCCGCGCGGCTACCGGCTGGAATACCACGGCACCGGCGCGATCCGCGACGGGACCCCGGTGATGAAGTCCAAGCTGGTGCCCGACGACGAGGCCGACCGGGTGGCCGCCTACCTACGGGCCCGGGCCGCCGGCGACATGCGCGGCCGGATTCTCGAGCGCCTGGGCATCGACTGGCCGGCGTCGAGCCTGAACGGGATGGAGTGGCAGGCGCTCACCTATGCCGGGCACACGGTCTGGAACATGCACGCCGAGCGCGAGGGCGGGGCCAGCAAGACCGGCGAGCGCCGGCGGCCACGATCGGAGTGGGTGATCCAGCGCGGCACGCACGACCCCATAATCTCTGACGACGAGGCCGAGGCGATCCTTCGGCAGCTCGAGACGCAGCGCGCGACCCACACCCGCCGGGATGCCAGACACTACCTGCTCACAGGCCTGCTGGTGGCCCCGGACGGCCGGCAGTGGGCCGGCGACTCGGGCGGCTTCTACCGGCTCGGCAAGGGGGCCAGGATCGCGTGCAGGCGCGTCGACGAGGCGGTGCTGGCCCAGGTGTTCGACGACCTCGACGACGAGGCCGTGGCGGCCCGGATAGCGGCCGCGATGCGCGATGCCATCGCCGAGCCGGTCGACGGCCGGACGGTGGCCGGGCTGGAGAAGCGCCTGGCGGGCCTGTCGCACCAGATCGCCCGGACCATCGACCTGGCCGCCAAGATGGACGATCCTGCGCCGATCCTGCGCAGGGTGGCGGACCTCGAGGACGAGCGGGAAACGGTGACGGGCAAACTGGCCGAGCTGCGGCGGCGTCAGGACCAGGCGCAGGCGGTGGCCACGATCAGCGTGGCCGACGTGCGCGCGGCGTTGCGCACGCTGCGGCAGGGGCTGGAAGGCGAGGAAGTCCGGCCGGTGCTGGCCGAAATGGTCGAGCGCATCGTGCTCGAACCCGAAACCCTCACCTGCCGGATCGAGTACCGGCTAGGTGGGGAAATTCTGGCGTCCCGTAGGGGATCGGAAATGACCCCGGTACGCTGGGCAGCTCCGGTGGCCGTCCTGCGCCGGCGGGCGGCATGAAAAAGCCCCGGCCCGAAGGCCGAGGCTAAGGTCGCGAACGACCGGAGGAGACACCTTTGAGCGAGGAAAAAACCCGGGCGACCGCACCGCCGCCCGGGGAAGTCCCTCACCAACTACTTCGGCTGCACCACATCTGTGACGTAGCGAATCAATCCCTCGTGCCGCGCCTGGCAGTCCGAATGAGCCACCGCCGCGGATCTGACCGCCTGCGCGGCATCCTCCAGCGGCACGCGGCCTTCACCGCCGATCGCCGGCCACGGCTGGCAAGCCTGCATCGTCCACGGTGGCGGCGGCGCCGGCCGGACCAGGATCGGCTGCGGCGTCCCAAAGCAACCGCCAAGAGCCAGGAAGGCTGGAACAATCAGCATCCGCATGGACCTTCACCTCCCTGATGACCGTCCGCACCCGCTCGGGCCGAGCCCGCAGCACCTCAATCTCGACGTGCAGCTTGTCCAGCTTCCTCGCCTGCTCGAACCGCTCGGCGTTGATCGCGTCGACCCGGGCCTGCTCAACCGCCTGCCAGCTCGCCCGCTCGCCCGCCACGCCCCGACGGTATGCCGCGCCGTGCGACCAGGCCAGGGCCGCGATCAGCACGCCGGCGGCGCCGAGATAGAGCCAGGCGCGAGGGATCATCGCCGCACCGTCTCGGCCAGCCCGGCCGCAATCGCAATCGCCGCCTCGCGCTGGCAGCGCGCATCGGTCAGGATCGCGCGCTCGCGCTCGTTGGACAGGAACGCCAGCTCGACCAAGATCGCGATGCGCTCGTAGCGCAGGATGGCCAGATCCGACCGGTGCTTCGCGCCACGATTGCGCGTGCCCAGCGCGCCGCACACGCGCTTGTTCACCGTGGCCGCGACCCACTCATAGCCCGCGTGCAGCGTCTCGGTGCCGTGGGCCTGCGGCGACTCGGCAGCGTTGCAGTGCAGGCTCACGATGCAGTCTGCGCCAGCATTGCGCAGCTTGCCGACCCGGTAGCGCAGCGCCGATGGTTCGTCGTTGTCGCGCCGGGTCATGGCCACGCTCCAGCCGCGAGAAAGGCACTCATCGCGCAGGTGATGGGCCACCGCCAGCACGACGTCCGCCTCCCGGATGCCGTCATAGACCGCGCCGGGGTCGAACTGGCCCCAGGCCCTCGAGGCCATGCCGTGGCCTGGGTCGATGCCCACCACCATCGTCACGTCAGAGCCTCCGGTCGTCGACGCCAGCCGGTGCCACGCCGATGCGACTCAGGAACAGGTCCGAGACGACCTGGAAGAACTTGTTGCCCGACCACCCGCAAATTAGGCAGGCGAAGATCGCCAGCGGTTCGGACCACGATGATTCGATCGCCCAGAGGTAGGCGCCCAGGCCCGCGGACTGCGCGGCGAACATGTGCCCGAGCGCGTTGGGAATCCGCAGTTTGGTCGGATCCGTTTTCACCTCGTGAAAGAAGCTCGTCACCCCGCCGAGCGCGGCCGCGGCAGCCGTCAGAGTGAAGTGCCAAGCCGACATCGCCACGGCGATCTGCACCTTGTCGGCCGCCCAGGAATCCACCGGCAGGATCTGGGCAAAGACGAACAGCCACCAGCGCATCGAATAGGTGACGACGGCGACCGCGCCCGCGGCCATGAGGATGTGGGCCTTCCAGTGCTCGCAGGCGTGAAATTCGCGCATCCATTCGATCGGGGTTCGCACGTGGGGGCCTCCTTGCCGGGTTAGTGGGTCTCGCGAGCGTTCGCGAGCAGGTACCCTGCCTTCCCGCTCACCGGCTCGGTGAATGTGATCGTCGACTGGCCCACGGCGAGGAAGTCGAGCGTGAATTCGGCATCGCCGTTCGCGTCGGTCGTCGCCGCGGCCGACACCGCGACGAAGCCGGGCGCCTCGGAAACCGCCTGCAGGGCGATCCCCGCCGGGCTTCCAGAGCCCACCACGACCTGCACGCGCGCCGTGCGGCTCGCGACCGGATAGTCGGCCATCCGCAGCGCGTAGGGCCGCACGCCGACGATGTCCTCGTTCGACAGGATCGAGTAGACCGGCGAGAAGGCCAGCGTGACCGCACGAACCGTGTTCCAGGTCGGCGAGAGGTCCGCCGAGACCGCGGCGGTGATGTTCCAGCTCGGCTGCAGGTCGCGGGCGACGGTTCCCGGCAGCGCGGCGATGTTCCAGGACCCGGGCAGATCCTTCGTGATCGCGGCGGTCGTGTTCCAGGTGATCGCCTGATCGGCCGAGACCGCATTCAGGACGTCCCACGCCGGCGTATAGTCGCGCTCTGGGCTAGAACTGGTCGCCCAGCTTGCCGTGAAGTCTGCCGAGACCGGGAACGGCAGGTCGCCGCCGCCGTCGATCTCGCCCACCTCGCCGATCTCCCAGCCGGGCGAGAAGTCGGCGCTCACGGCCTCGACGATCGAGAACTCGATCGTGTAGCTTGCGACGACCGACGAGATGCTGCCCGGCGCCCAGGTGTCCGCACCCTCGACGGTGCGCGGGAACCAGGCAATCTCGTACTCGGTCAGGAACCCGAGCAGCCACGCCGGCGAGAAGTCGCGCGAGACCGCCGCGAGCTCGTCGATGTCCCAGCCCGGCGAGAAGTCCGCTGAGACCGGGTTCAGGTCGGTGATCGAATACTCGGTCGCGAAATCCGCTTCGACGTAAGCGATCGTGGCCCATGTGGGCAAGAGATCGCGCGTGACCGAGTTGCGGATGTCCCAGGCCGGCGCGTAGGATCGCGGCGCCACCGCGGCGATGATCGACCACGACTGCGGGAAACTCGCGCTGATCGAGCCGGCGAGGTTGAACGATGCCGCGTAGTCTTGCGAGACCGTGCCGCCCAGGTCGAACGAGACGAGATAGTCCGCCGTGACCGTGGTGCCGTCGTTGTCGAACTCGACGACCAGGTCGGCGGTGATTGCCTCGCGCGCATCCCACGAGAACGTCGCCGACGCCGGTCCGACCGAGGCCAGCGCGTCCCACTCGACGGGGAAGTCGGCCGAGACCGAGCCGCCCTCGAGGTCGAACGAGACGGTCAGCTCGGCCGGCGAGACCGCGTTGAAGACGCCGAACTCTGCGGCGAAGTCGGCGGTGACCGGCTCGCTCTCGAGCAGATACCAGCCGTCGAGGTCGAACCAGCTCGGCGCGACGCTCACAGCACCCCGCCCCCGTCGATCTCACCGACCGCAGGTGCGGTAATGACGACCCGCTCGATTTTCACCGCCGGCGGCTGGTAGTAGCACACGCCGGGCTCTTTCGACGCCCGCTCGTAGGCTTCCTCGGCCACCAGGTGCCGCGAGATCAGCGAACCATCGGCGCGCGTCAGCCGCCCGTAGCCCTGGCGCGTGAAGCGCAGGACTGCGGGGGCTTCGCAAGCCTCTCCGGCGCCGTCGATCGGGAACCAGGCATCGGCCATGTCATTCCTCGATCACGGTGCAGCTGATGATCCCGGTCGTATTGGTGGCGTTGCGCACCAGCGCGACCGGCGTGTCGGAGGTCGTGAGCGCAGAGCCGCCGAAGTCGGCCACCGGCACCTTCAGCACCGCTTTCCCGCCCTCCAGCGACGCCTCGAAGGTCTTGCCGGTGAACTCGCCGATCTTGTTCGGGCCCGTGATGTTCGATCCGGTGGGCGCGTCGAACACGACTCCCGCGACGCCCGAGTCGCCCTGGGCGTCGGCGTGAGCGAGCAGCTTGAGCTTCTTCGTCAGCGCCGTGACCGTCAGCGCCACGGTATCCGTCTCGCTCGAGTCGGCCGCGTTGGTGATGGTGATGTTCGCCGTGCCGACGCTCACACCCGTGGCATCGAACGTCAGGTCGCTATCGGACTCGGTGAGCGACTGCGGGGTGGGCACCGTCGCGACCGCCGGATTGTCGGACGAGACGTTGTAGGTCACGCCGCCCGCGCCGGCCGGGGCGCTGCGGGTGGCGGTGAAGGTGCGGGCGCTGCCGACCTGGACGGAAGCCGGGTCGGGAGTCAGGGTGATCGTTGCGCCGCCCGCACCAAGCACCTCCCATGCGCCTATCGTCGGCGGGTCGTCCCGAGTCCTGCCAAGGATGTCCGTCGCAATGTCCGCATCCGCAACACCCGCGCCTATCAGGTCGGCACCGGACTTCACCCGCAAGTCCTCGGTTCCTGCCGTGACCAACACAGCCTCGAACTGATTCGCGGCGGTCAGGCTGGTCAGGTTGTGCGTGCCCTGGCCGGTGCCAAGGGTCGCAAGATCAGTCGCGTTGTAATCAGACGCGTAATTGAATGTCGTAC